GGCCCCGTTCCATAGATACGTTCTACCTGTGTCCGTTTCATAGAATGTCGAGCCAGCGAACTCAGGGGCTGCCGGCTTTGTGTCCGCGTTCAGACCCTCCCAACGCTGTATAGTAGACATAATTGTTATTGCCATCTTTGCCTCCTGTTCTCCCTTGTGCGGCGGGTGACCCTGTGCAAAGGAGCCACCCGCCCAATAAGGAGGTGGCGAACTTGCCCGTAAGGGCAAGCTCAATCACCTTACGCCGCCGTCACATACGCCCCATCTTCCAGGGGTATGTAAAACATAGTCCACGACATAGCACCGGTCGAACTAGCGGAACACCTCCAGTCCAGTGTGCCTATTCGTAGATTGACACCCTGCGTCGTCATGCCTGGAATGCCGCCTGTGGCGGCTGGCAGCATCGAGGCCGACGGAACACCGCTGATTCCCATCAGGTCGCCGGCAGCATACGTTCCCGCCGCAACATTGGTACAAATAAGCTCCGTTGTCCCAGTTGTGGGGTTCTCCTCTAACCGCATGTTGCCTACGGCACCGAGTATTGTGGTGATGGTGCCGATGATTAGTGTCATCTGAACCTGACCGCCCACGATATTAAATATCGCAGAGGCGGTTGATTGCGGGCAGGTGGATAAAGCCCGTTCAACTTTTACCCCGAGCTTCGCCGTGCGAAGCCCCAGCCCGTGCATATAATTTCCGTCCATTACCATATTGGAGCACCTCCAGCGCCCTTGCGGGCTGCGTATTAGGCCACCGTCATGTAGGCCCCATCGTCAATGGGAACATAGGTTACCAGCCAGGACATCTCACCCGAATTAGCCCCCGAGAGCCGCCAGTCAAGCGTCCCCACCCTCAGCACTACGCCCTGGGTGGTCATGCCTGGCGTCCCTCCAGTGGCCGCTGGCACCATCGCATTGGCTGCGACGCCAGTGATGCTCATCGTATCTCCGGCAGCATAAGTGCCGGCGGCCACTACGGCACATAATGCCTCAGTCGTCCCAGTTGTGGGGTTCTCCTCCAGGCTCATATTGCCCACAGCACCGAGTACGACGGTGATTTTGCCCACAATGGACGTCAACAGTACCCGACCGCCCACGATGTTATATATCGCGGAGGCGGTTGATTGCGGTAACGTACTCGCCGCCCTGAATAACGGGATGCCCTTGGCGATATTAAGCAGCTGTCGGCCTGGCACAAAGCCCGACCCCGTTCCTGTAGTCATTTGTTACCTCCTTCCCGCCTTCTTTCCAGGCGGTGATTCAATCCGTCAGGGTTAGGCAGGGCCTGCTGTCGAGGCCCTGCCTAACCCTCTATGCCATTAGCACTGGTACCTAGGCAACGATAGCACTCGGCATGGCAGACGGGTCTGCTGCGTACCGTGGCCACAGGCAGATCGCTACCACGCTTACAAGGCAGGCAGCGGCATTGGCCACATTGACGCCCACGTAGTATTTCGACGCTGGGAGGGCGAGTTCGGCGGCGTCCACCTCAATGACCATCAGCTCGTTGTCATCAGTGGCGGCGTTCAGGGTGTAACCGGCAGCCGAGACGCCTACCAGCGAGCTAGATACCTCTGTAACCAACGGTGCCCCGCCGGTCGATAGGTAGTACCTGTACGCCTGTGCCACGCCGGCAGTCCCGACGGAATCCGTACCGGCTAGCACGGTGACGGTGGCGTTGTTACCGATGGCTCCGACGCTAACAATGAATGCGACATGCTCATATTTCGACATGTTCACATGGGCACCGAGGCGGGCAACGCCGCCGGTATCTATAGGCTGGATGCTTCCGATGATCTTCGCTATCTGTGAGAGTTGCATTTCAGTCTCCTACTCTAATGATTTTCTGACCCATTACGGTCGGGCTGCCAGTATAACGAACGGCGACAGAGTGTTTGTTCCCCGCTTCGGGGTCAGGTCTGAGAGCCACCATGGCTGCCCGTCATAACGGAGCACGAACCGAAACGTCTGTTCGTCATAGTTGAAATGATAGTGCATGCTAGTGGCGGTCTGTAGGCCACCACCGGACTTCTGTGCTACCAGGTATTGACTGAAGTCGCCAACCCCAATATCCCCAGCAGCGGACAGGGCCTGCATCTTCTCCGACAGGAACAGAGGGCGGCCCATCAAAGTACCAAATGGCGATCCGGCTATCCCGTCTCCTGGCATCCAGACCGGGACGCCGCCAGCACCTACGGCCATTGCCATGCTGGCTAGTTGCGGGAAACACTCGATGTTTGCAACCCATACCGCGTTCTTCATGCTAGGAGGATGCAAACGGCTCCACATATTAATGATATTCTGCCAGAGGATAGTGTTTGCCGGTTGTGCCGGTTCAATCGCCTGCGTTACGAGGCACGGATTTCCCGCATTGAACGCACCGAGAGCCATGTTGACGCCTGTGCCCTGCAGGTAAGCATCATCCTCCTCAAATGCGATGGCACCGCCAAACAATGCGTCCAGCAACGGCGGGATGGAAATCGGGCTGTCCTCCAGGAGTTCGTCGGTGACGTACACCATCCCTGTAAGCTTGTGCAGCGTCAGGGCCACCTGGTCAAATGTCGGTTTCGTCACGCCTTTATCCCCATGCTCCCCAGTGCGTTCAGGGATAATCCCGCCGAAATAATTAGTCGAATGGTCGGTATCAACCACCGCTGGGATGACGATGCGGTTTGTCTGCATCGGTATAGCGGTGGCCCTCGCTTTCACAATCGACGCCTCCAGCGATGTTTTGAGTAGCTGGTCTCTGAACTCTACGGGCACCAGGTATCCACCCTGAGCCATATCGCCCTCGTTCAGCGTCCCCGCGATTTTGGTGACGGCGTTCTGCCAGTCTTTCAGCTTCTGGAAATGGGCAGTCCCATAATGCCTGGCGCCTTTGCCGGTGATGGCGACGATGAACTCCCCATGATCTCGGAAGCCGCCCTTGCGGTCGGCGAAGATTTTGTCCTCTGGGCTGTCGCCCATTTGGGTGGAGGACGGCGGGATGCTTTCGCCGGCCTCTTCTGGGACGAACTTGCGGCTAGTGCCGAGCAGTCCGCTGGCCTTGATTTCATCAGCGACCACCATTGCGATTTCTTGCTTCTCGTTTTCTTCCATAATAGGTCTCTCTCCTCGTTAGTATAGTCGTTTTCCCTGTAGACGTGCGATGACGCCCATCGTCACCTCGGCTACGTCTGAGTTCCGCTGCCTGATCAGGTCTGCCTCTGTTGGCGTATCTTCAGGCGAATCAAGCTGCCTCACGCCGTCATCAGCAGTAGTAGCTGCACTGTCGAGAACTTCCTGGGCAAGCTCCTGTATTTGAGATAGCCGCCCTTTGTTCTTGGCGTTCAGCACTGCCCCGACCTTATGTAGTATCTCTATGGGTATGTCGTCACCCATTGAACGCGAAATAATCGAACCGGCCAGAGCCAAAGCCCCAGGGATTGCCTGCTTCGACAGCCCCTCCCTTTCGATGGTTGCCTTTATGTAGCTCAGGTCGTCCATGATCTGCTCCTGGCCAATCTGATTCGGTTTGTGTGTCTCTTCATCCGCAGATGAGTCTGTCTCCGTCACTCCGGACGCTACTGGCTCCGTGTCCGGCGGCAGGGCGTTCTTCTCGTGGCCGTCCACCCATGCCTGGGCAGTAGTGATCGTCCACTTCTCAGCGTTGCCCTTGTCGAAAAGGTAGGAGATTATGACCTTGTGAGCGACACAATAGATGGCCCGAATCCCCTTCGCCTTTGAGACGTCTACCGTCCTGAGTTCCGTGCAATCGCCATGCTTGCCCTCCTCGGCTGCGACAGGAATGCGTATGTAGTTATCCGTCTCCTCAGGTTTGCTCACGGTATCGACCGAGGCGACGTCTGACCCCTCGAGGACAGCCTCAAACTCCTTTACCGTTATCAACCCCTGCTCGCGTGCCGACACTAGGGCATGGGCATTAGCGGGCACCGGCACGGCTGATAGCTCCAGGAGTTCCTGTTTTGTAAAGACATTCCCCGTCCGGTTAGGGGCCTGGTTATCCTCGTCCTTCCCCTCCCATTCTAGAGGAATAAATCCGACGCTGGTGGCGTGCAGGAACCCGCCCTTGTACAACTTGTAGATGGTATCTGCGAATGGATAGATGTCGCGATCAGCAAACTCTATATTGAACATGAGCCGCCTGGTCTCTTTGTCCAACCACACCCTGCGAGCCCGCCCGATGGGCGGCTGGCTGTAATCGTGGCCCCACATGAAGACGGGGTTTTTCTTGAACGGTGCTAATTGCCAGCCCGCCGACCTGATCGAGTCTCCCATGCGATCAATATCTTCAGTACTACCGGCCATCTCAAGCTGCCGGTCGCCAACATCCTTGACCGTCATGGGCAAAAGAGTCTTCCTCATATCCATTGTCGAACCTCCTAATCTATCACCGGAACCCATGTACACCGGCAGTTAGGGTGTACTGGGATGTTCCCTCGTGCCTCGTCTATCGCGTACACCTGCCCATCCCTGGGTTCGCACTCATCGCAAGTAACATCTGGGGCCGCAAGAAACTCAACTTTCTCGACGCCATTATACTCCCAGCCGCCTATAGCACCCTCGTTACTGGCTGCACTTACCTCTGTGCGTGCCACCATGGGGGCACGCTTCTCAAAGCCGGCTTTGTAATATTTCATAATCCGTGCTGACAGTTGCGGGATACTTTCACCGGCCTCGAATCCTTCAACTAACGCCTTCCTCAGTTCCGTCACTGTGGTCTGGCCGACCAGTTGAGCGGTAGTAAGTGAGCGGGTGGCCAGCCACTCCAACGCCCAGGGACTAAGTAAGCCTGGGGCTTGCCTATGGGCAGGCGTCATCCTCCCACCCTCCGATGTCACCGAGAAAGCATCCTCATAGACCTGCGTATACAACGGAAGGAATGCCTCACTCCAGGCGTTTGCCTCTGCCTCGGCATCCATAATGCTGCCCGTGAGGGTGTATTGGTCAACCACCTCAACCATCTGCTCAAACCACAACCGCCTAAAGAGTTTCAGAAACAGCTTCTCGTTCTCCTCGGCATGGTCATCGATCGCCTTCCATTGTTCCACACTTTTGGCTCTACTTGAACGGAGCCTGGGGCTATCGCCTCCTGCCGCGTCTATGGCCCTGCCCATCGGCACCGCAGGAGGCGCAGCAAACGTCTCCCCAGGGGCAGGGTCTGCGTTCACGCCCAGCAGGATACGGCTCTCCTGTAGCGTGTAGATTCCTATGGGGTACAACTCCTTGACCTCGCTGACCGTCGCCGCCCTATTCTCCGGAACTACGTCGTCGAAATCGAGTATGAAGCCGGTGTCGTATAGCGGCACAAGCTGTTCATTGAACGCCTCCTTGATCCTGGTGAGGGCCGGCTTGAGTACATATTTGGCAAAGACCAACTCATCGGCCTCGACTCTCGCCCTGCTCCCTGGCCCTTCCAGGCCGATCATACTCGTCGGGATGCGGTAGGCTCCCAGTATC